AAAGAGCATTGTTTAGATTGGAGCGAAGTTGAGGATAGGTTGTTATAATATAAATATAAATGTTGTTAAAAATAATTATTTAGTGATAGGACAATCTTAAACATTCATACATATATTATTGAGGTGAAAGAGGGATGGTAAAAGATAAAATGGAAGAAATTAAATATAGAGAAGTAATAGAATATGATGATGGATATAAAATCATAAATCAGTACCCAATACTTACTAAAGAAGAAAACGAACAAAGAAAAGAAGAGATTCTAACCAAACTTTACTATGAATTTACAAATAATTATGACGCTTGACATAAAAGTAAATAAACAATATTATTAAATAGGATTTTAACTAATCCTATTTTTTTTATTTGGAGGTTAAATTAATTATGTATGCAATTTATTGTAGACAGTCAATAGAGAAAAAAGATTCAATAAGTATTGATAGTCAAATTGAATTTTGTAAGAAAGAAATTGATGATCAACCATTTAAAATATACACTGACAGTGGATATTCTGGAAAAAATACCGATAGGCCGAACTTCAAATTATTAATGAAAGATATAGAGTCAGGATTAATAAATAAAGTAGTTGTATACAGATTAGATAGAATAAGTAGAAGTGTATTAGATTTCTCAAAAATGATAGATGTTTTTGAAAAAAATAATGTTGAATTTATTTCTACTACTGAAAAATTTGCCACAAAAAGCCCGATAGGTCGGGCTATGCTCAGTATTATAATTATATTTGCTCAGCTTGAGAGAGAAACAATTCAACAACGCATTACAGATAATTATTACGCTCGTGGAAAGCGAGGTTATTATATGGGTGGTGGAATTCCCTATGCCCTAGACAAAGAAACAACTTACATTAATGGTAAAAAAACTTCTGTTTTTATAGAAAATAAAGATCAAGTAGAGCATTTAAAATATATGTTTGAAACTTATGCTTATACCGATACTTCTTTAGGAAGAATAGTTGCTTATTTAAATAAAAACGAAATAAAAACTAAAAGTGGAACTGTGTGGGATAATGCGAAATTAAGTTCGGTTTTAAAGAACCCTTCCTATGTTATGGCAGATTCAGATATATATACCTATTATAAAAACAAAAATTGTATTATTAATAATGAAATAATTGATTTTATTGGAGAAAATGGATGTTTCCTATTTGGAAAAAGACCAAGTAATGAAAGGAAATATACGAATGTAGAGAATCATACCTTATCTATTGGATTACACAAAGGAATTATTGATAGTCATACTTTCCTTTTATGCCAATATAAGATGGAAAATAATAAGCAAATAAAAAATGCGGGAAAAGGTAAAAATTCTTGGTTATCAGGAGTAATTAAATGTGGATTTTGCCATTATTCAATGAGTGCTTTAATAGATAAGAGGTACAATAATAAATATTTTATATGTAGGAAAAAGAGCATTAATGTTTGTAAGGGTCATGATGCAGTAATTTATATGGACAAAATTGAGGGTATAGTTGAAAGAAGAATATTTAAAAAAGTAAAAGAATTAAACACCAAAAATATCAATATTAATAAAAGTAATAGCGTCAATACAAAAATTAATAAAATCAAAATACAAATTGTAGAAATAGATAAACAAATTGAAAACATGATTAATCAATTAGTTAATGCTAATGAAGTAGTAACAAAATATATGAATAATAAAATTACTGAATTAGATAAAGAAAAGCAAGAATTAATTAAACAAGCAGAAAAAGAGCAAATTAAGAATGTCAAACAAATTCCTATTAATGATATTTATATAAAGATTAATAATTGGAGTGAATTGGATTTAGAAGAGAAGAAATTGATATGCAAATTTATGATTGATAAGGTTTTTATTTTTAATGATAAAATTGAAATCAAATGGAATGTAGATGAAGAGGAAGATAAAGAAGATTAATAGATATGTATTATAAGGAAGGAATTAGATTTGTAGTTTATTGCGTTTTGTATCTAATATTGAAGCACATGATATTAAAGTAAACACATAGATAATGCGGATATATAAGAATTCATAATAATATATAATATCCTATTGTGAAGATAGTAGGGGATTGAGAAAAAAATAAGGAAGCAACATTTCTGCTGCTCCCTTAAAATTATTTATACTAATGCTAATTCATTTTGTTTTACTTTCCAATCTTCATAATACATCCAAATTAATTTTTCACCTGTAATTGGATGTTTACCTGCTGATTTCTTTATATTTCTACAACAAACTGAAATATTTGAAACCAGTATATTATATTTATTATGAGCTTCAGTAATACTATTAAATATTTCATTTGTATTTAAACATATTATTTGTTTACTTATATTTTTATAATTTTTAATTACTTCTTTATGAGGATTATAATCACATAGTCCTAATTGAGTTCCTTGTTTAAGATATTTTTTTAATGTACTATCACTTAATTTTAATTTACTCATTAATCTTTTTAAATTATCACCCTTATTCCATAAATCACAAGTTATTTTTACTAAATTAGAAACAGCATATTCATGACACTTTAACCAATCAATATCTTCTTCTTGAAAATTTAATAATTGTGGTAAGTCACAATTTAATATACTTTGTTTTATAAAATCTAATTTAGAATATCTACAATCAATTTCAATATATTCAAAATTATTCTTTAATGCTAATTCTTTTTTTAATATATCATTTTCTTGCTCTGCTTCTAATGTCCTGCCACCCACACTAATCCAACTTGTTTCTTTGTAATGTTGAAGTCCATGTGTTTCAATTATTATATTTAGAATTGGTATGTAAAAATCATATTCTTTATTATTAGACCAATCAAATCGTTTATGAAATTCAAACTTAGTTGTTAATTGATCTAAAATATTAGATATAAACTTTTCTGGATAACTTACTCCATCCCCACATTTTGGACAACTAATCCCTCTATTTGTTAATCTACCAATCATTATATTTTTTCCAAATCCACAATCTGGGCATACCACAGAGATCATACGGTCAGAATGTATTGTATATTTAAAAGCATCTTCTTTATTTTTAAAATATTTTATTAAATCTGGTCTTCTTGTAGCAATACAATTTGATAATCCCGTTCTCATACCCGCACAATAAGGGCAAATAGAAAGTTGTTGTGTATCCTTCCAATTTAGATCAAATTCTTCTTTACAATCTTCTTTTAAACATTTCCATTTAAGTTTATCATGTTGATTTTTATATTTTTCACTTAGTAATTCAAAAGGTTTATTATTTAATTTACACCAAAGATGAATGTTTTGAACAGTATATATATTTGCTTGATCAAATATTCGTACTCCTCGTCCACTTTTCAGATGATTTAAAGTTGCAAAAACTAAATAACCTTCTTTTGTTTGTGCTAATAATCTTTCATGAGCATTATTATATTCTTCAAACAAAGGAATTAAACCTATATCTATAAATCTTTGTTTTGCTTCATCTAATGTAATTATTTTTCCCATTTAATTAAACCCCCCTTCTTTACTCCCTTACACTTAAAAATAGACATAAAAAAGTAAGGGCAAAGAAGTATCAAGGGAGTGGATACCTCAATCCGAAGTTAGCAATTCTTCAGATACCCTTACTAAAATTAATATTATATTTACCTTACTTACATTAATCCTTTAGTGCTGATGCACAGGGTTAGGCCACTTTTGCAAGCAAAAGATGCCCTCTGAGCCAAACAAGTTTGTCTCAGGAAATAATTATTATTTTTTATTAATATTTAATAAATAGACATATAAGATACAAAAAGAAAATTACTATTCATGTTTTAAAGTACCATTTTTTTAACACGATACAAATAAATATAAATATTTATATTAAAGTTTGACTACTGGATTGATATATAGTAAAGATATAATATAGAGTCCAATAGTCAAACTTTTTATTTTGCTCTATTAATACACTTATCAACCAATAAATCGGAATTCTTTACATAATCATCACTAATTTTAAGTTCCATATTTTTATTTAATACTTCTCCATAATTATCTTCACATTTATCTTTATATTTTGTAT